GCTGCGCTTAGAAAAATCGCTGTCGCTCAAACTCCCGAAGCCTTCAAACGTCAGACGCGCTCTGGATATACCCTGGCGCAGCTGAATCATTGCCCGATAGTCCAGACGCTCGAATAACTCAGACCAACAGCATTTACACAGATGGGCTTTGAAAACGTCCAGCCCGGAAGCAACTGCGGCAGCATGCAAAACAATCCCGCGCCATTCTGGTGTTAATTTGTCCCACCATTCGGCGGCTTCGCTTTTCTCGCTCCAGTATTTGCGGCGGATATTCCCCAGCCACTTAAGGCCGATCTCCTGCTGCTTTGAGCTAATGGACATAACGCCCCCTGATAATCTCGAACAAACGAAACCACCGCGGACGACGAGACGAGCGGGCATTAAATTTGTACTGATGCCCAGGGTTCCAGCGCTGGCCATTTGGCAGCTCAAGCCATCCGGTTGACCCGCTGGCGAGCTGCATTGCCGGAGATTCTTTTTTCAGATAGGTGACGAACGCTTTCATAGTTATCCCTCACATCATGCTGCTGGCGCTGGTAGTCACGATATCGACGGCAGCAGCAAGAACCGGCGCAGACTGGAGGCGGCTTTCAACGGTGTAAGCCAGGACGGAAAGGGAACGGATAGCATCACGAGCACGATCGAGAATTTGTGTGCGGCGTGCTGCTGTCATGTGCTCAGTTGATACAGCTTCCCCAGCGATTGCCCCCACATTGGCGGTGGCACTTAACGCGCAAAACTGCATATTGGCTTCAGTGGCGTTGTTGATAGGAACGGACGGGAGGCAGTTAATCTGCCCCAGCATTCCATCCAGCAAACGCGCATCTTCGGTGTAATCGGTAATAGCCAGCAACTCGTCACAGGTCAGGCGGTGCGGTTGAATTGGGTTCAACTTATTACGGAGGATCTGCGGACGTATACCAACGGCAGCTGCCACATCCTCCAGATTGTGGGACAGTGCAAACGCTCGGCAAGCTGCATCAAAATGAGCATGTTTGGAAGTTTGGTAATCAAACATTGTTCCTACCCCATTCCATATACAGAATGATCATGATGAATGGACAAAACGAACTACTAACGGTCTGCATTCCATGCGTACCAATCTACATATACGTGTTCTTTTGGTTTTTCCTTCGGCTTGATTTTTACTTTTCCCGAGTGAACCCAGTAACGCGCAGTACGTAATTTGATACCAACACGCTCACTGAAAGTTTTGATAGGTATCCAGCGGTTCTCTGAATAGGTTGCGGAGGTAGTTTTCATAAGGCAAAATCTCACTTTGAAGTAACCACCATTTGCAGATGGTGGCAGTGGTTAACAACGAACTACTATTATTCACATACACAAACTACAAACGAACACCATGAATCCTATGTAGCCGTTTGTAGTTTGTCAACCATTAAGAACTACAAAGATGCAAAAATATAATATCAAAACAGGCGCTAGAGAGGCTGTTGCAAGGATCTGCGAGGTGTACGGTTTCACTTCCAGGCTTCAATTGGCTCAATACTTGGAAATGTCCCCTAGTGCTTTGGGTACAAGGATCATGCGGGACAACTTCCCAGCAGACCTTGTCTTGAGATGTGCTTTAGAAACCGGAGCATCAATCTATTGGTTAACTACTGGCGAGGGGGCTACATTTGACCATCTCGCCAGCGATACCCTAAGAATCCCTGCCTACAAAATTTCGAACAATGAGTTAATGCGGCAGGCATCCTTCATCTATGACAAATCTTTGCTGCCGAACTACTCTGGAGAACTACAAATAATCAAAGATGATAATGTAACCTACTTTGTAGATATCTATTCTCATCAAGCAACTGATGGTAAGTATTTGATTGAGTATTCAGGCACGAAAAGTATTAAAGAATTAACACTGCTTCCAGGTAACAAGCTACGAATTGATTGGGGAAAATATCCTGTAGATTGCGATATTTCTGATGTAACGTTAGTCGGGAAAGTGGTTGCAACATATTTGGTTAATGAATAATGACAGTAAGAAAAACTAAGGAAGGAGAATGGATTTGCGATTTGCGCCCGAACGGTGCAAAAGGAAAACGCATAAGAAAAAAATTTGCAACCAAAGGAGAAGCTTTAGCCTATGAGAAATTCATCACAAATGAACTTGCAGATAAACCATGGCTAGGTGAAAAGGAGGATACAAGAAGGCTGTCAGACCTTATAGAGCAATGGCATGCTTTATATGGGAGAACTCTATCTGATTCAGATCGAATGATGTCTAAGTTAAAGGGTATTTGTGCTGGCATGGGTAATCCAATAGCCTCACACATAACTGCTGCTGATTTTAGTGCCTATCGTGAAGGACGTCTGAAAGGAGTAATCCCAGATGTTAATGGTCGTTGCATGCCAATCCAGCCACAAACCGTAAACCATGAACAACGTAACTTATCCGCTGTTTTTGGTACTTTAAAAAAATTAGGGCATTGGTCTCTTCCAAATCCGGTGGCGGGTATCCCTACCTTTAAAGTAGACGAAAAGATGGTTTCTTTTCTTTATGAACATGAGATCAAAACCCTGCTGCAATATTTAGCAGAATCTAAAAGCCCGGATGTTCTGACAATTTCAAAAATATGTCTTGCTACTGGTGCACGTTGGAGTGAGGCAGAGAATCTTGAAGGCGCCCAAATAACTCCTTATCGTATAACTTATAAAAATACAAAAAGTGGTAAGGTTCGCTCAGTTCCAATCTCTAAAGAACTTTATGATGAAATTCCAAAAAAACGCGGGCGTTTATTTACTCCATGTAGAAAAACTTTTGAAAGAGTTATAGAGAAAGCAGGGATAGAACTTCCAGAAGGGCAGTGTACACATGTGCTACGCCATTCCTTTGCGAGCCACTTCATGATGAACGGTGGAAACATACTTGTTTTAAAAGAGATATTAGGTCATTCAGATATAAAAATGACAATGATTTATGCACATTTTGCTCCTACACATTTAGAAGATGCTGTTGAAAAGAATCCACTTTCGAATCTGGAAAATAATACTTCAAGTCGGTTCGAACATGTATGATTAATTTTATCTTAAATCAGAATGGTGCGTATTATGATTAGCTTTACAGATTCATTAGTAAAACGTAAATTCAACAAAGCATATGATTACATACTTGAAAATCATGAAAAGAAATTTAAGGAAGCATTAAGTCAAAGAAATCCTAGTGATACAGAATTTATTAGCTTAATGTATGTTTCAGCTTGGAAAGAATTAAAGGAATTTTACAGTAACCCAGTGCAATTCGATGGCAGAACTGATTTCTCACGCGAGTTTGTTGGTGATTTTTTAATAGATGAAGAAATTTACAAAACCGATTGCAAATATCATCTATACGTTTCCCTAAGATTTATTTGGGAGTATTATTTATCTATCCATACCACTAACACACCTATCGGGAAAATATGTTTCGACAGTCAAAAGATCCGTTACTTAGATAATATAAATGATACTTCATGGAATGTAGAAAACGGCGCATACACACCTGCCTTTAGTTGGATTGTGGATATCATGCCTTATGATATATATAGAAGATTTATATCTTCTTCAGATTTCCAAGACGCAAAAAAATTAACAGGCAATATAAACATCGAGAGGGAAAAATTAAAAACCGATGTAGAAAATATTATTTCTTTAGCAGGAGACAGCATTGAATATCTCGATGCTGTGCGACAAGAAGCAAAGGATTTAGAAGAGCGTTTAACGAATGTAAAAAGGGAAGGCAATTTTAAATTATTAGCAAAGGCATTCTCTGCATTAAGAAAAAACAAAAACTCTGAAGTAAAATATGCGCAACTTAGAATGTGGGTATTTGTAGGTCTTCTAATTTTATTACCAATTGTTTCATTTTGGTATTTTCAGCGCAAATTAAACAATGCTGACCTATTAACTTTAGTGAAATGCATCCCACTAATCAGCTTAGAGATTTTATTCTTTTACTTTATGAGACTTTTTTATATTGAGGTTAAATCACTTAAAAGTCAATTAGTTCAAATTGACCTTAGGCTCAATCTATGTGAATTCATATATGACTATATTGAAACTAGAGATAAAACGCACTCTGATAAAGTCAATGATTCCTGGAAAGCCTTTGAATCACTAATATTTAGCCCAATTCAACCAAATGAAGATAAAATCCCCTCGGTGATGGACGGAACGGATGCTTTAGCAGACCTGGCTGGTAAAATTCTAAAAGCGAGGCAGTGATTTTTTCACAATACTAAAGATCCATATAGTGTCCAGCCAGCCTGTCATGGACTGTTAAAGCTTGTCAGCTACTGTTAGGTATCTTATTGAAAATAAACGCATGCTGTTGTTTTTGCATATTGTAGTGGAGAATGTAGAAATTTCGGACGCGGGTTCAACTCCCGCCAGCCCACCAAAATTCTCCATCGGTGATTACCAGAGTCATCCGATGAAGTCCTAAAAGCCCGCATGGCGCAAGCCCTGCGGGCTTTTTTGTGCCCTCAATTTGTCCCGCGAAGTCTGAAGTCAACTAATTAAATCCGAATCTTTTAGGCACCTTGTTAGGTACCTCATAAGGCTTTATTGTTTTTGGGTGCCTAAAACTATGGAAACCCGGCAATGGCAAGACAAACCAAACCTCTATCCGTTAAAGAAATCGAATCTGCTAAACCCAAGGAAGCGGACTACGTTCTCTATGATGGCGATAGCCTTGAGCTACTCCTAAAATCCAGCGGGAGTAAAAATCTGGCAGTTTCGCTACATTCGCCCTGTCACCAAGAAACGTGCGAAGAAGAGCATAGGCCCTTACCCATCAGTTACGCTTGACGATGCCAGAAACTACCAGGCAGGTTCTCACTATCTCCTGGCGAAACAGGAAGATGCCGTAACTAAAAATCCCTTAACTAATTTAAATTATACTCGGAGTAGTTAGGATGGTTCTAAGCGTTATGGAAGTATTAAAAAACTTATCCCCTTTGCTTCCAGTGATAGTATCAATCATTGGATTGAGAGCGGGCTGGATATATAAAAGGGACAAAGTCTTTAACTCCAGAAAAGCTATTAGCGAGTTTTCGTACAACCTCTATAAAAACACAAACGATGAAAATTATAAGCGAATTGCTGAAGAATACGGCATTTCAGCATTAACAAAAGACTCAAATCTGACACCAGAACAGAGGAGAATACTTTTGCGTTCCAAAGATCCGGTAAGAGATATTGATAATTACAGTAAGTGTCAAAAACTTTTGTACATTAGTGACAACTCAACAATATTTCAGTGGGCTAAAAAAAGATATCGATTTTGGATTTGGAGAAAATCCGTAGAAATAGTTAGCCTCATCATTTATTTTATAAGCGGCTTTGTAGTTGCAATGCCGTTCATGTATAGCACTATGTTCAGCAGTGGTTTGGTTGAAAAAATAAACAAGTCATCAGCAATGCTTAAATTTGGTTTAGCTGCATATTGTGTGTTAATGGGAATCAGTACCGGGCTGTTTTTCTTACATAAACTTTCGACCATAAACATTGCAGAAAAGACCATCAAATCTAACCGATGATGCCTCATAGTGTGTCAGAAACCCGGCGACGAAATGGCGGCAGAGCATTAAAAATGCGTAAATGGACGATAAGGTTTCTGAATCAGGCAGACAGATAGCGATTAATGGTGCAGGTATTGCCGGTGCTGCTGCAGGTGGCGCAATGGCGGGATTAATGTGTGGGCCAGGCGCACCTGTTTGCGTACTTATCGGTGGCTTCGTCGGCGGCGCTCTTGCTGCATGGGAAATGGGACGTTTGTGGAATTGATTATGCAACAGGTTAATTCAATATTTCTGGTTAGGGTTCACGACGCTACCGATGTATCCCAGGCTCAATCTGACGTTGTGCTCAATGGTAAAAGCACCGGCATTATTGTACCGGGACAAGTGCTTGAAGCAGCGGTCCAGGTTAACGAGCAGCGTTACATCCTGTTCCTGACGGATGACATTATTTTCGAGGAATCCCTGACGATTGCCCTTATTGACGTTCATGACGGGCTTAAAGAAATTGTTCATTTGGGAAATGAGTACTCAACAGGGAGTTTTGCGGATCTCCTGGTCACTAACGATAGCGTGGATTTCAGGTTTATTGGGGATTATATCTGGACACTGAAAGTATCAAATTCACCTCGCCTGCGGCTTCCTTTTTTTTCCGATCCAAAAGGTGTTAAACGGGAGTCTGGTCTGAAAAAGTACATAACGATTTCTGCAACACCAGCGTCGGAAAACGTAATCTAAAGTGATTATTTAACAGAATGAAAAGGCTTTCTGGTGAGCTGGATAAATGCACCTGAGAATTATGCAGACCCGGATAGCCAACCAGAATCTCCATCAGTAATAACCCTATTAATCTGATGAAATCCTGAAAGCCCGCGCTGTACACCCCCTGCGGGCTTTTTAGTACCTCACCCCACCGTTCCCCATCCCTTTGACAAACATCAACACCCTCTCCCCCCTTCCTGTGCAAAATTACCCACACCACCCAGCGCTACGGATTAGCCGCCCCAACCCGGAAGGAACCCCAACATGTACAAACCCATAACCGTCATAATCTTCATTCTCCTGACCCTCGCCGCCCTTGCTGAAATAGGCTTTTTATCCTTTGGATAATCCTCAGGCGAAATACCTCTCATCAGGGCACATTGATCTCATTACAGTTTTTTCCTAAAGCCATCCCGCTTCGCCTGTGCCATGCTGAATCACGCTCATAACCGATAACGTTAAATGAGGATATTATGAAAAAAACAATTATCGCATTATCTGCCGTTCTGCTGGCTTCCCCAGTATTTGCTGCGACCACACATGCAACTGACGATACCGTCGCTGCGGCGAAGGCAAACGCCAACGACGCGAAGCAAAAACTGCACGAAGAGCAGAATAAAGGCGA